GAAATTTATACCAGTTGCGTTTGCACCACCGCTGTCGTTAAAAACACCATATCCTGTGGGAACTTCAAGACCACCGCCAGAAAGTGTAAGTTTTGCGTTTGCATTAGGCGAACTCGTCCCAATGCCGACATTGCCGCTGCTGTCGATGCGCATATGTTCTGTGTTGTTGGTATCAAACTCAAGTATTTGACTGGAGGAATTAACGCTAATTCTTGCCCGTGGCGTAGTGATATTTTCATAGCGCCATTCAATAGCCCCTCTAGCGCCTGTAGCCCCGCCATTATTAAGAACCACAACGGCATCGTGGGTGGTATTATTGGATGCACCGATATGAAGCTGTCCTGCGGGTGCCGAAGTACCAATACCGACGGTGCCGCCAACATTAAATGTACCGCCAACCGATGCAGATGTAATAACTGTTAGTGTATTAAATGTACCACTATCAGCAGATACATCACCTTCAATAACTGCATTAATTGATGTAATAGCCGCAGCATTAACTGATGTTAGTGCTGAAACACCTGCAACAACTGTATTAATAGATGTAATGGCATTAGCGTTAGTTGTAATGTTGGTATTGCTGTTACCAATGCTGGTTGCAAGTGCTGCTGACACAGTAGCTAGTTCAGCACTAGTTGCAAAATCAAGATTATCTACTACTGTATTAATAGATGTAATTGCTGCAGCATTAACTGATGTTAAGGCTGAAACACCAGCAACAACTGTATTGATACTTGTAATAGCATTAGCATTTGTCGTAATGTTTGTATTACTATTGCCAATACTTGTTGCCAAAGCTGCAGATACAGCAGCTAATTCAGCACTGGTTGCATAGTTACCGCCATCACCAATGATTGCATTGATTGAAGTAATTGCAGCAGAGTTAACACTAGTTACTGCTGAAACATTTGCAACTACAGTATTAATTGACGTAATTGAATCAAGATTAACCTGTGTTAAAGCAGATACTGCAGCAACTTCTGTTACAGTTGCCGCTGAAACACCTGCAATAAGAAGCTCGTCTGCATCAACATTAGTTGCTGAAACAATACCAAACTTTGCTGATCCTGTAACTGCAAGAGCAGTACTAACTGAAACAGTTCCAAAGTTTTGGTCAGCACTTACTGCTACTGTGCCACTAACCGGAATAGATGAAGATACTGCACCATCTACAGTTATTTTAATACCTTGTCCAGCTTCAATTCTTTTTACTGTACCACCTTCAGCAGAAGGAACATTGGTAAGTCCTGAACCATCACCGACAAAAAACCCTGCACTAACTGTGCTTGAAAATGTACCAGTTGCTGCATTAACCGCTGATGTGCTTACATAAGCAGTTGCATTAACCGCTGATGTGCTTACGGCAGCAGGAGTAAAGTCACCAGTAATAATAAGGTTGCCACCAACTGAAACATTTGAGCTAAAGTTACCAGTTGTACCTTCAAAAGTACCACCTACAAAAGTATTAGCAGTTACTGCTGAAACACTTACACTTGTAGCTGCTCCTGCGCTTACAACCTGACCAACTGCATTTACTTCAAAGTTTGTTGCAGGACCGTATGTACCAGAAGTAACACCAGTTGTATTTAAGAAAATATTTGGATTGCCTTCAGTACCGTCAGCATTTGTAATTGAAACACCAGTACCAGCTACAAGAGTTCTACCATTAATGTTAGTGCCACTAACTGCAATAAAGCCAGTATAGGCTGTAATGTCAGGAACTGCATTTAGTGCTGAAGCAGTAGCTGTAAGGGTTGTACCATTAAGCTGGAAAGTACCGTTGATATTAACTGCTGACTGACTTAGCTGTAGTGCACTGTTAGTACCACTACCGTCTTGAATAGTCTGAACTGAAGTAGTTAGACCAGCATTGTCACTACCAACTTGTAGTAGCTGCTTATAAGTATTTGCAATATTTTGACCAGTAAGTGTTGCCATTATACATTATTCCAATTGCTAGTTTCGTCTTCCCAGTTTACGTTAGCATTATTCCAGAGTACGTTGCGATCATCATTAAGTGGTGGACGGGGATCACGGATTGAAGGATCGTCAAATGTATTTGCAACTCTGTTCTGCGGATGGTTCTTTAAATCAAACTGGCCTTCCCAATCAGTAGGGCAAACCAACATACCATAACTATTTTTCTTTAGAACACGATGTGGATATTGAAATCCGCATGTGTCGCATATGGCAATTGCCCTTTTGTTACTAGCCATATTATACTCTATTTAGTCGTGGTTTCAAATAATAACTTGCTCTTTCACGATCTTCAGACATTGCCCTTGCAAGACGTTCTTCATACTCTTCTTTAAGAAACTGAATACGGCCACCTTCAACGCCGGGACGTTTCATAGATAGTTGATATGCCAAACCAGCGGCAAGGCATGGTAAAAACCTTCTGGAAATATCAGCAGTCTGTATTGCAGATTTATTAACATCTTCCATGTACCTCACTTTTTCAAGTTTCAAAAGATCAGTAGTATTTTCAGGAATAGGCCATAGATAAACCGTCACACCTGCTTGTCCTCTACGAACTGCATACTGTGAGGGTCTGCCTGTCTGTCCCTTACGTGGAAGACGCAAATACTCTTCCATTGAAATACGTTGAAGTTGTAAATCTGTTTCATCTCTATTAACAACGACCTCAAGAACATCTACAACTGTTGAGCCTAGATCATATGCTGTTACGCTAGTAGATACTGAAACCGTTGTAGTGTCAGCAGTCCACAGCAAAACGCCACGGTTCTGCCAATCCTGTAGCAATAGATTAATTGAACGACGAGCAGACTTAGGCTCATGGCCTAGTGTCTCTTCGCCACCAATCATCTCAGTTGCTTCTTGGATAACTTCGTCAATATCTAGTGAGAAGTTAAATGTTCCTGACGTTGCCATAGGTTAAACTTTCTTATTCAGAAGAGTTGTCTTTTAGATTTACTTCTTTGCCAGTTACCTGTGGGCCTTTACGTGCTGCACCAAAGCCCTGACCAGTTGGTTTGCCAGTTGACTCAAAGACATCCTTTGGGTCATTGAAGGCACCAACATAAAACTTTGAAGTATACTCAGTTACTTTTGCCATTACGTTTTCCTTTCTTTGGTTTCTTTTTGGTTCCGGGTTTTGAAACCTGCTGGGCCATGCCTGATCTTCCCATTGCCATTATGCTTTACCTCTACGTTTAATACCACGAACTAGTTTCTGTGACTTAGGCGGCATCTTCTTTGATCCACCCGGACCAGCCCAAAAAAACTTATCTGCCCAGTATGCAGGACTTTCCTTACCACGTGCAATGTTCTTTGCATGGCGTGACTTAAATGACTTACGTGCTTCAGGAGAATAGTTGTGGCCCATACTTTGTGCACCAAAGCGAATTACCTTTACATTGCCAGAACCTGTACGAACTGCTACTACGCCTTTCTTTGTAGGATGGCTTGGTGTTTTCTTTGGCTTGTTTAAACCTGACAAACCATAACGCTTTAGTTTTCTTTTTTCTGAATCACTAAGAGCCATTATGAAGTTCTCCTATAACGTCTTACTTTCTTTGCTACAGTCTTTGGTTGTTTTACAAACTGTTTACCCTTTTTAGTACCAGCCCGTTTTGCCTTAGTCGTTGCAGCGTATTCTTTTGAACTTAATTTTTTAATTGCCTTTTCAGGAAGGTATCTTTCACCAGTTGCTTTTGGTCCTTGAGTTGAAGGCTTACCAGACTTAGTACGCCATTTCTGTTTGGTCCAAGATGAAAGAGACTTTTGTGTTTTAGACTTACCACCAGTATAACCACCACCTGCAGCTTTGTAACGTTGTGCAAGTAGCTGGGCTTTACGTGCTGACCACTGACCAGCTTTACCGCCCTTGCTACCTGCCATTACCTCTTTTTTAATCCGCTCACGCAGTTTTGGTTTTGTATACCCTGCCACGTTTCTTCCCTTTTGGTTTACTTTTACCTGCACTGCTTAATGCAATTGCCACCCGTTGTTTTGGAGGATACCCTTCCTTTTTTAATTTACGAATGTTTGCACTAATTGTTTTTTTACTAGTACCTTTTTTAAGAGGCATTAGCTACATTGCCTTTCCATAACCACGCATGGCACAACCAACGCCACGTGGTTTTGCAACTGTACCTTTACCAGTACCTGCTTTATAGCCTTTCTTTTTTATAGAACCACCAGCTTTTCTTTTTTGAAGTAAATCAATTTCATATACTGGACGTGGACCCGGATTTTTTTTCTCAAAATCTGCAATAACTTTCATTAAAGGCTTAAGCTGTTCTGCAGCTTCTTTTTTAGGTAATATACCTTTTTTATAATCTCTTTTAATTTTTCTCATTTTAGCTTCAGCATTATGCATTTTTATAACATCAGGCCGAGCATTATACTCTCTTGCTTCTTTAAGCTGGTCAGGCTCACCACTTTGCTGTAGTTTAGGTTTTGTTTTTGGCTTTTTACTACCAACAGTTTTAAAAATTTGTTTTGCAATTTTAACTTTTGACATTAGCTTTTTCCTATCATTGCATTACCATAACCACGAAGAGCGGCACCAACACCACGTGGTCTTGCGACTGTTCCTTTACGGGTACCTGATTTATAACCTTTCTTTTTAGGCTGCTTACCAGAAGTAAAATTACCAAGATTACGAGAATGACCACGAGTCGGGCCTTCAGGTCGGGGAGGTGATTTTGGTTTTGGTTTAGGAATTGGACCGCCTGTTTTTCTACCAATTGTTTTAGCACCTGTAGCTTTCTTTTCAAGAATAGCCATTCTTTCTCTTAATTTTGGGCTTGTTTGTCTAGCCTGAAGATTTGACAAAGCTTGATTAATTTCTCTTTGAGTTGGATTATACCCTTCTACAATCTCACCTGTCTGCATTAGAACATCACGCGGATCACGTTTATCTTTACCTGCTGTCTTTTTTGCATTAGCTTTTCTAGTAGCAGCAGCAGTTCTTGCAGCCCGTGAAGTATCTGCAACATCTTTAGCTTCCATTTCCTTAAGACGACGCTTTTGTGCTGGAGTAGCTTTTCCTTCACGAACAAGTGCTTCAAGCTGAACTTTTGTTTTTGCTCTAGCTGTAGAACCTTTACTTCTACTTTCTTTTACAATCCCGCCGGGAACAGACTCCTTACCCCTAGTAATCTTTTCCTGTCCTTGAACGCGACGACCTTCAACTGCACGACCTACATTTGCTGATCCACCAGTTTCAGGATCAAGACGTGCACCTTCAGGTTCTGAAACCTGACGAGGCTTTTTCTCTTTAGGCTTTGGTGTGTTTTTAGGACGATTTAAAAGTCGTCTTTTAACTAAAGACATTGCAAGTTTTTTAGCCATTATTTTGTACCCTTCATTGCTTTACCGTAACCACGTTGTGCAGCACCACAGCCACGAGGCTTACCAACCTTACCACCTTTTTTAAATTTACCAGTTGTATTAAAGGAACCTCCAATATTAAAACCACCTCCTGCAGAACCAGAACCAGTTTTTAATGTACCAGACCAACCCTCTTTTCTAGCTTGTTTAATAAAATCTTCAGGATTTTTACCAGCTTTTTCAGCTAACTGTAAAAACAATCCTTTTGCATCTCCTTTTAATCCAAACATTAGATTAGCCTTTCATTGCACGGCCATAGCCACGAAGAGCCATGCCAACACCACGAGGTCTAGAAGATTTTTTAGCTACCTTGCCACCTTTCTTGCGACCACCAAGACGCTCTTGCATCATTTCAAGAACGTCTTTAGTTGTTTCTTCACCTGAAGGATAATCCCCACGCATCATATCTTGAATCTGTTCACGAGCATATCCGGGATTTTTATTGCTAAAATTACGACCAGTACCTACACCACCTTGGAAGGCTTCACGCCCCATGCGGCTCATAAACTCTTCACCAGTTTCATTCTCTTGTTTAGAAATCATATCACGTGCACGTTTGCGCGTCATGCCTTCTTTGGTAGCAACTTTACCTCGTTTACCTTTTGGAACTACAGTTGTTTCAGCTTCATCTGGACGACCACGCATACCTTTCCCAAGCTCTTTACGCTGTTCAGCTTTTGAAGTTTTAGATGTAAGTTTACGTGCTTTGCGTGTACCAGTAGGTGTTTTCTTTGGGGCTGAAGCACCTTTCTTTTTTGCGCGTTCTTTCTTTTTATAAGCCTCACGTGCATCGCGCTGCATTTGTTTACGTGCACCCTTAACAGCTTCTTCACCGTATTTCTTTACGGCTTCGCCTTTACCCTTTGAACCGGCAAACTTAATAATCTCACGAGCAATTTTTGCAGTAATAGCCATTTACTTTCTCCCGATAAACTTTTTAATTCGCATTGGGAATGATAGTATTGTCGCCACCAGCCGGAGAAAAAGGCGACTGCATGTCGTCGCGCCTTGTACGACGAGCTTGATTCCTTTGCAAATCCAAGATTTGATTGTAGACATTTTGATAAGTCCCTATCTGTGAATAGTTCTTCATAAATAACATAGCCTCAATCATTGACGCATTAAACAAAAGATCATATGCGTAATCACTAAAATAATTAGTTTGATTTGCTGAAGTCAGTGCGGTAGGTTTGTTAACATGAACAATTTCACCGTTAACTGTAGAGGCGGGTGTTGGTGCAATTAAAATTGTTGTATTATTTCTTCGTGCATAATACTTTGGCTCTGACGTTGAAGCCGATACGGGCCAATAGTCATTAATAAATTCATCGGTACGCTGAAGAAGATTAATCTTGGAACCATTGCTTGTAATGTTTACATTCTTAACAATGCGAGTTCCTGAAGGAAGTGTTACCTTGTTATTACCTGCAGATACTGCAACAGACGTATATGTAACTAAACCATAATCGTCAAGGTCTTTTGTCAACCGCTCTTCAGCACGATTGACCATATTAGGAATATAATTATAAAACTCTGTAGAGTCATCCTCTGCAGCAGCTATAATATCACTAACAAGGTAAGTGTAGTTAGCCATAGAAAACCGTTGTCGTAGCAGCGGAAGTTGGGGCTGAAACTTTTACTGAACCATACATTCTTACGCCAAGACCGGGAAGATAAACATCATTAACATCGGTAGCTGTTGTATTAACATACTTGATGTTGTTTCCGTTTACTGTGCCATAGGCATCAGTTTCAGTTCCTGTAATTAGAAACGTACCAACGCCTGAAGATTGAACTGCATGAAGTCTTGTGTCAGTAACGGTAACGCTAGTAACAGTGTCAAGCACTGCACCGCTGCCAGTTACAAAACCTACTCTAATATTTGATGCCATGATGTTCCTCAATCATTTGTGCGATATTTAGTACATTATATCGCATTAGGTAGCATAAACAAAGCGGAGAAGGGACATTACTTTGGTAACACCCCTCCCCCTTTTTGTTTACCGAGCTAAGTTAATTAGCTTGGGTTTGCGCCAAAGAAACCGCGCCAGTCAGACCAGCCGAAGCTATAACGCTCACGGGCCTTGAAGCGAAGGTTGCCTGTGTCGAAGTCCTCTTCCATCTTGGTGGCGAGAGGTGCACGGACAAACATCTTTGTACCGTTAGGTACATCGGTCTTAAGGAACCAGTTGTTCGTATCAGTGAAGCGACGGTTTACAAAGAAACCACCGGGGACCATACCCTGATTACGAACACTATTGATGTCATTAACGTTAGTTGCACCAACGGTAGCATCGCTGGGGTTAACGCCAATTGTGGTTGACATCGTGCTGTTAAGAACCTGATCGGCGGTGAATACTAGATCGGTTGGAACATGCAGTGAAACTGCCTGTGCACCGATTAGAATACCACGGTCGTCCTTAATCTTAGAGATGGCAATTAGACCAGCCTCTAGTGAAGACTCACTCAGATCAGAAGCACCAATTACGTTGGACTGGCTGCCGCTGATGGTTGGGTGAGAAGCAGAGAATAGGGCAACGCCGTCGCCACCTGCATAAGAACCACCAGTGAAACCGTTGTTGAAAACATCGGCGGCTTTAACCTGTTTGGTGTTAGCCATTGCACGGGCAAGACCACGTGCACGAAGCTTGGAGAACGTATCATAAAGATTGTCTTCCATTGCTTCTTCAGTGATGGCAAATGCAAGTGCTACAGTCTCGTGTGTATAACGAGCGGTGTAGCCTTCCTGTGCCTGATCGTACTGGACTGCAGCACCTTCACCCTTTGTTGGGGCAGTGCCGAAGCCGGTGAATAGTACTTCCTCTTCAAATGCACGATCTGAATTTTCAGTCTCGAAGAGAGGGGCATGTTCGTCATCGACGCTGCCATACTCAATGCCGAAAATGGCATTTAGACCGGGAAGTAGTTCTTTTGCAATACTAGCTCTATTGATAGCCATTTGTTAACCCTCCTTAGTTAGCTGAAGCGTCGGCTGAGATGTACGCATCAACGTGACGTACAATCCGAACCTCAAGCTTGGGGAAGGCGCGTTCAGCAGAAACTAGGATGTCATTGCCGGGTTCATCAACAACGGCAATTGGCCGAAGCATAGCACTACCAGTTGTCCGAGTAGACGCATCAAGCGAAAACCCTGAACGACCAGTAATTGTTGAACCTGTGCCAAGAGCAACCTGAAAGTTCTGTGAATTAATATCACCAATTGAAACAGAAGCATCAGCCTGTACGACGAAAGTTGCCTGTGGATTATCAACTACCATTGCATAAGCATCGGAAGCTGAAGTACCAGCAGTCCAGAAATCGGACCACTTTGGTTCCCCATTGACAACATAGCGACAACCAATAAAGACACCCATTGCCTTATCGGTGGTTGTAGCTAGAACATTTACATACCCTGCAGCATTTGTAACGACATCACCATTAAAAATGTTACTTGCGTAACCTGAAGCGATAGGATACTCATTGGCACCTGCGCTATTTGGTGAACCACCACGGATGCGTGAAGGGCGAAGACCGTCTGGATTTGCAGTAGCAGTCATATCAGTTCTCCCTTGTTAATACTGTGACAGCAACAAAAGACAGTCTCGACTTCATTGACTAGTCGTCAAAAGAAGCCGCACGGCCTCGTGTTA